CGCTCCGCGTCATAGTCCACTCAACACCCTCCACGATTGCGGTGACTGTTTTGCCTTGTTGCGCCCATGTCTCAACGCTACCTTGCACAAGGACATCGCCGGTGGAGCCGTCAAAGAGGCGGAACAGTCCGTCAGCAATCTGCAACCTGACTCGGCTGTAAGTTACTTCTCCGTCGGTTGCTTTTACTCGCGCCATAGTTACCTTATCGGCCATGCGCTTATTCTTACACACTTTGCGTCTATTGTTACGCTACCCGAGGCGGGCGTTAGCAATCACCGAACCGCTAGTTCTAGCCATGCGTCGTCTCCTCAAGTAGTGCCAAGACCAAAACGAGGCATCTACTAGGTCGTAGGGCTTCACCTTTGGGAATCTACGCAAGCCTCGCTCTAGTTGTTCGCATGCTCCCTCCACATGAACAATCCTTCCTCGTTCATAATCTGAGAGCATCTGTGCTGCTCTGTGTGCCTTTGGTCCATGACCAGCGCCAGCCTTCTCGCTTAAAAATCTAGGGGCTTTTTGATTGGCGTACTCGGGGCGCTCTGCTATTACTTGCGTTAGCGCCTCACGATAAACGCTTTCCCAAGTATCTCCGCCTTGGTCAGTCTCAACCCCTACGCCAGTAGCGCCTTCCTCAAACGCCCAGATTAACGCTTGCCGTAGCGTTAGCACCGGCGAACTTCTTTGCTCCCAACTGCGGAGACGATAGATAAAACCATTGGCTGCTATGCCGTCTACCTGTATGCCTTGAGAGTCAGACTGGTCGGTGTCAGTAACTGCGGGGTCTACCCATACCGTTGTCTCTACAAGCGGAGGAACTTTGCTTCTAGGCACTCTCTGAAACTCTACATGGTCGAACAGTCCTCCGCCCCGAATCTCTACATCGTGTTGGCACTCTACGAGAAAACTGCTTAACCCAAACTCGTCTATCATGCGCTGGCAGTCGTCTAAGTCTTGGCCTTCCCAACTGGCAGTTCCGTTAGTTATGATGTAGCCACCTTCGGCTCTTTGCTTTGTTTCCAAGTCTTGAACCGCAGGTATCGGTCCGCTGACTTCTCTGTGGATTAGAAACTCCGCACGCGTGTCGGCTAACTGGGCAAAGATTGAGTCAATGTGAACTAAGTTTTGGATTGCTAATACTGTTCCACTCTCTGCCATCGCCGGTAGAATCGTTCGGGTAAGGCTGCTTATTTTCTTGCGCGTACTTGCCGGACTGTCTAATCCGTCATCTAAATCGTCAAGGATAATAAGGTCCGGGCGGTCTTGTTCTAACTTGATGCCTCGTGCTGCTGTGTCTAAACCGATAGCGTCAATGGTGAATCCAGCGGCAGTTCTAACTCTGTTGCGCCTCCAGCCCTTACTGCTTCCATACTTCCCCAACCGTCTGCTTGCCAAAGCGGGGTAATGCTTTGCTATCCCGTCACTCTCAAGCATTGCGCTGACATTGCCCACATGGTCATCGGCTCGCTCTTGAGTTCCGCAAACATACAAAGCGTACTGTCGCGTTCCTCTTGCTCCTAGTGCTACGCAAGCCAACTCAGCACTTGTAGACTTTGCTCCGCCTCGTGGCCAAATAGCAACGAAAGGAGTGCTTGCTTCTCCCTCCTTGATAGACCAAACCCAATCCCAAAATCTTTCGTGGTGTCCGCCGAAGGAACTTTTACAATGAGAGGTAAATAGGTTGCTGAGCCACTCATACCAGCCGATGCTAATAAGTTCACGCTCGGCTGCGGCTAACAAAAGCGTTATCTGGTCGAGCGCTCCGGTCTTTTTTGCTTCCTCGAGCGCAACTAAAATGTCGTCTAACTGATAATCGGCTAACGGAGTGAGGTTGCTTACGGGGTCTGACATAACTGCCATGATAGTACGCTAATCGGATAAAGCGTCTGACGGTCTTTCGGCTTGCCACTCTCCAAAACTGCGCTGTTTCTGACGCTTGCGTGCTTTCGGTATGTTGTTAGCAACAATCCCGACTTTATGAAAACCTGTTACTGCAAGCCTGTCATCCTCTGCTTGGTCGCTGTATCCTGCTTCTAATAAACTTTCTAAGTCAGGGAAAACCTCAGCGTGTCTATCTTTGTCTTTATCTATTAGCCGGTCTTGTAATCCGCCGGTGCTGTAGATGATAGTGAAGTTTGGAGGCAGGGTTAGTTCCTTGAACATAGCGACTTCTTTGGTGTAAGCATAGAAGCAAACATCGGGAGCGCTAGTGGCTACCCGACACCATGCTAAAGCGTAGTCCAATGAATAAAAGTCTCCTGCGTCGTGTATTCTTACCCAAGCATCACGATACCGTTTGTGCGTTAGTTCTGCGGTTAGTTCTGCTTCCCATCGCTCTAACTCTTCGTCTACGAAGCGTAGGTTCTCTGTATGGGCTTTCCGAACATTACTAAACCGATAGGTTCCGCTACGGGCATAACAAGCAGAGCCGCATACTCCAGCGTTAGGGCAGGTCTTTATTCGCTTACCGCTCTCAAGAGTTGCTGTAAGAGCAGGGATAGACCAAACGAAAACTTTGCTTCTTGCTAAGTCCCTGTTGCCCTGACGAAGCAGAAACCTTGTTGCCGTCATTGGTTGTTTACCGCTTCTCTCCTTTGTCTTACCTGCTCCACGATAGCGATAGCCTCTTCAGTCATCTGCTCTATGGAGGCTTGTTCTGTTTGAGCAACGGCTTCTTCAGGAACAGTACGCCTACCCCACAACGCCGGAGCGCTTCGTTCCAGATACCACGCTGCTGCTTTCCAGTCTGGGTCTTTTCCTAAAGAGGAGTCTCCGTCTGCCGCAACAAGTATTTTACCGGACATCCGCAAGCGAACACTAGAAACATTGTCAAGAAACTTTTGGGCGAAGGTGTAGTAGGGCAGGTCGCTTTCTTGCGGAACGGCTCCCGACTCTTGGGCTTCGCGATAGCGCTTGCCTCTTTCAATCCACCGATAGAGGGTTCTTTCGCTGATTCCAGCGTGGGCTGCTACATCGGGCATTAGCCCGCCAAGGCGCACCCCCTCCAAAACCAGCCTTTCAACCTCGTCGGTTAAACGGCTTGACCTAGCCACGCCAGCCTCCCGTGCTGACGGCACAAGGCGCTTTAGAAGCCCTAGAACGCCCATAGAGGCGAACGCAGCACAGCGTCGGCCACGGGTGACCTACCACTTGACAGCCTTAGACGACAACCGGCGCAAAGCCACATGAGACCCGTCGGGCTGATTGGCTTTCTTTTTGGACACCAAGAGTTCGGGGTACTTTTCTGTGAGATACTTTGCTTCTCGAAACTTTTGCTCCATCCTGTCGTTTAGAGAGCCAAACCCTCCGGCGCTGTACCTAACGCACTTAGGATAAACCCATTGGTTCACCAGCACAGCCCCGAAAGCCTCTATGTTTGAGGCAGTCCACATTATGTCGTCCATCATCTGCACATTTTCATCAAACTTTAGATGAGTTTTTTTTACGACCCAAGCCCTACCGTCGGCAAACACATTTCTTTTCCATTTAATCCCACGCCAAGGGACATTTCCATGAGAAGTAAATCCGGCCAGTTTTGCCCCAACCTTGTCGCACTCGCGAGTAGCCTCTTCGCATCTAAGGATAAACTCCGACATCGGAACTTTGACTTGAAACTTTTTACGCCACTCTGCTTGATTGTCCATGTTTACATCTACAACGCCGGATAAGGAGTGGTAGTCGTAGTCCTCTAACTGCTCGCAATGAATCCAATCGTCCACAAGCCAGATTGCCCACTCTCCGTCACTCATCATGTCAAGGGCAGCGTTTCGATTGTTGCTGAGACCTTTTTCTCTACCCGTTGCGATGATTGAGTTTTCGCTCACTCTGCCCGCAGACAAAAACTTTTCTTTGTCGTCCTCGCTGTGGCAAAGAACCGTGTGAGGGATTTCCCCAAGAGCCATAGGCGTAGAAAGGGTGTCGTACCTGTTGTATGTGAAAACAAATGTTCTCATGGAATCAACCCTGCGCGTCGTTGCTCTCGCTCTGTTCTTTTGGAGCGAGCGTACAAACGCTCGTCTTGTGGAGGCAAACTGTTTTTTAAGAGAGAAATCGCATAAAAAACTACGCTTACTCGATAGGAGTCTCTCTTTTCTTTGTAAACCTTTGTGACTCCGTGCATGTTAGTCTGCGCTGGAAAAAGCAAAAAGGAGTTGTTTTCCATCGCAAAGCCTAATCTTGGTCCAAGTAAAACAGTCACTCCTCCGGCTGTTCCTTTTTTCCAAAGACCCATGATGTTCCAACTATCCTTAAAGTTGCCTTTGTCTTTATGATAGTTCATGGCGCAGTCAAGGTTAATGATTCCCCCTGTAAATGGTGTTTCTCCGAGCCTGTAACTTTCGCAAACGGACTCTTCTAGAAGTTTAGACTGCGCCCTGTGCTGCGCTGGATTAGCATTGCTAAACAGGTCGCTCATTGTTTCCGACAAACTCAAAAGGTTTTGATAAAGTTCTGGATAGGTTTTATTAAAACTGCTTGAGGAAGCCCAGTCTCTGCTTCGTATCGGCCTTCTCGGAGAGTTTCCGAATGTGGTAGAGCGAGTAGTTAGGGTGAGATTAGTGCGCCTTCCTGTGTTGTAGTTGACTTTTCTAAGAGGCTCTCCGGTCGCAGAAAACCGCTCGGGCAGGAGGCCATAGGTAGCAAACGGGACGGAGTGACCCTCTATGAAAACTTGAGTTGGCTCATCTATTAGCGTGTCGTAGTCGTCATCGGTTGCGCCGGTGTGCTTGCGCTCGCTCCACGCTGAAGACTCGCTCCAAAGTGGAACGGTAATCTTATTCACTTTTGATTCTGTTGCGACCACTCGTTTACGAGTTTTAGAACCGCATCTGAGTTTGACTCAAGAGCGGGGTCTCCGTCAATCATTTCTTTTAGAGTTGAGACGACAAAGGCAAACTCTTTTTTTGCCAAGATGAGCATTACAGACATCGTGTCTGCGTTCTCAAAAATGGCGAGTTTGTCGCTTAAGGAGTTATTCAAACTTGGAGTGTTTGCCATCTCCGTGCTTAACTCCTTTAGCAGATTATCCAAATCGTCAGCATCCCACCCCGTGCCGCTTAACGCGTTGTCTTGGCTGGCCAGTTCCTGAAGCAAAGACGCAAGCGCTTGCTCGTCATGCCCAGCCAAATCGCTTGTGCGATTATCCGCAATCAAAATACGGAGAGCAGTCTCGTCGTCTACATCTACCCAAGTAACCGGAACCTCGGTCATGCCGAGTTGTTGCGCTGCCTGCCAACGGTGGTTTCCGGCAAGTATGAAGTTGGTTCCTTTTTGAGCCACGACCGTCCCGTACCAACCGTTCGTAGCGATGCTATCCGCGATGGCGCCGATGTCTCCTTGGCGCGGGTTTTTTGGGTGCGGATTAAGTTCTGAGACGGGAACTGACTCTGCGTTTGAGTTTACTATTTTCATGCTCTTGAACTTATCACAGAGACGGCTAAGGGCGAGGGCACGACTCGGCGGGGAGAAGCGCACCACGGGCAAAGGAACCCAACGCTTCTCAACCCGCCAAGCCGCACGACTTAGTCTAGCCCGAACGGTGTCTCGGCTTGCTAGACATGGCAATCCACGATGACTAGGCAATCTCTATCCTTTACTGCCCGCAGCAATGTTTGGTACTGACTAGGCCAGTCATCCTTTTCGCCTTCCCCATCCTCGTTTTTCATGCTTTGGCCAAACCAGCCCATGCGGCTTTTTTCGTGCCAAACGCCATCTGCGTCTAGAAAGGCGTAGGTGTAAAAAGGCGTAAACAGCCTCCGAACATACGCCTCCTTGCTTTCGCCGTCAAGGGCAGGCTCTAACCACGGATTGGCTACAAGAGCAATAACGCGTTCGTACTCTGCTTCTAATGCCGCAACTTGCTTTGCTCCCATCGCATCCCAGTCGATGTTCTGCTTTCGCGCTATGTCGCAATCTTCTCCATCAAGTGTGATTAGTTCTCCTTTCCAGCGCCCGCCGACAACCCACCAATCCCAACGGCTGCCCTCCCTAAAGCACTCGCCGTTTTCGTTGTAGGGTTCCAACGCTTCCTCTAAGTGGTAGTTTAGAGTAGAGATGTCGGCGCTTTCGTCGATGGCTACGGTTACAGCAAAGTGACTCATGATTCTCTCCTTCGGTTTGGTGGTTGGTGTTCCTTCTTGCCAACTATGATTTCTCCGGCGCAGTTTTCGCACACCCAAGCAGCGCCAAAGCCCATTAGTTCTATCCAGTAGGTCACTCCCTCTACTCCGCATTCGTCGCAGCAGACATCGTGGCGTTCTGTGGTTACTTGCCCGCTCATTACTCTAAGGCTTTTCACTTAGCCCCCCAATACGAATCTTCTGTATCAACGGAGTTTCCTTGTGCGTCGTAACCAAATCGGCTGCTGTTGTCTCCGAAGCCGAAGAAACTTTCGCCTTCGTGTTTCCCGATTGGAGAAGTGTCGTCCGAGTCTCTAAACGCTACTCGGTTGGCTGCGAGGTCTACGACAAGCGACGGGTAACTACAAGCGTCGTGCGTAGACTCTGGGCTGATACCAAACCCAAGGCTAGGGTCAGACGCTGTCGCCAGCACGCGTGAAGTGATAATGCGTGCCAAGTAGCGGTCGTCATCCCATCGTTCACCTTCCGCTATTGCCTCACGCACCGTTTCGAAAAGGTCTTTTCCGCTCCAATGCGAGTAGATGTCCACGACTTTATTAGGGTCGCTGTCAAACACTAGCGTTACATTGCTTCTATCTCCCATAACTGTCTCCTTTGATTTAGTTTGTGATTACGGTTGTAATCGTGCCACTCGCCGTCGTGAACGGCTGCCGCCCGAAGCGGAGTGGCGGTTATGTTATCCCTGTTGCCGACGCTCTTCTTGTATTAAGTAAATCATGTACGCAATCTGTGAATCTTTGCTTACTTGTTCTTGGTTGCGATGAAGTTCATCAAGAAGCGTTTCAGTAACTTTTCGAATCGCTTTTTCAATCGCATCAGTTTTGTGATTATTCGCTGTTATCTGTCGCTTTGTCTCTTCTAGATAGTTCATCAACTCAACTTCAGCCAAATCCTCTAGGAAAGCGTGAGTCTCTAACACTTCTTGTTCGTTTGTCTTTTGCATTTTGTTGCTCCTTTATTTAGGTTGTGATTACTTTTGTAATCGCGCCACTCCGAGTCGTGAACTCGGTGCTGCCTTTAAGCAGTAGTGGCGATTAGTTACTTGGCGACAACGATTGCAGGTGACGAAGAGTACGACCAGTCACCCTTTGTAGGGTTGTCGGCAACAAACGCAACTGCCATGTTTATGACCGCAGCGTACATGGCTACTTCGGCTGGCGAGCCGTTGCCTGACCAATGGCTGATGGTGGCTTCTCCGTTGTCGGGGTATCTCACCGTTACGGAGTGAGTGTCGTCAAAGTCACCTTCGGGGGCGATGACAACATACCCGCTGTAGCCAAGGTCGTCCTTAGTGATGCTGAAGGTATTAACTGCTTCGTTTACTTTTTTCATGTTGTTCTCCTTTATTTTGGTTGTGATTACTTTTGTAATCGTGCCACTTGTCGTCGTGAACGACTGCCGCCCAAAGCGGAGTGGCGCTGGCGCTGTTACCGATTTTCCTGCTCTACAAAGATTCTGTACGCAAACGCTTGGCTTTCGCCTAGTTGTTTTTTCTTGCGCTCGATGTCATCCTCAAGCGAACGAATAACCTTTCGAGCCGCTTTTTCAAGCACTTCAATAGCGTCTACACACTTTGAGATGTCTCGCTCTGTGCTTGCCGCATAGCGACTCAAGGCAGCGTCGGTGAAAGTTTCCAGCAGGTCGCTGGTTGCTTCGGCTATGCTTACTTCTACTCCGTTTGCGGTTTTCATTTTGTTCTCCTTTGATTTGGGTTATTTGCTTACAAGTAATACCTTAGCCCGCTAGGGCAGGCAAAGCCAGTTCAGCCCCTCCTTTTAGACCTTTGTTTGAGCCAGTTTTGGGATTATTTTCTAAGAGCCTCGCTTTTGAGGCGACTTTGAGGCGACTTTGGGCTGGTGGCCTGCTCGGCCTCGCGGTCCGCAATCTCCTTGGCCATTTCCTGCGCTATGCGCGCTGGGTTCAGTTCGCAAGCCGACGCAAGTTGTAGGTATGTAATCTTGTGATTACGATTTAGTTCGTACATAACTTTTCGTCGGCGAGTTGCCAGCGCCGCGCTTTCTTGACGATGATTTAGCATCCGGTCAGTTAGTGTTTTTAGCATCTCTAACTTCTTATCTGTTTTTTCATCTTCCACTTCGTTACTCATTACATCCCTTCATTTGTTGAGCAAGTGCGCTCGTCGTACATCCTAAATCCCGCAGGTCGCGGGTTGGACTTTAACAGTTTAAGGCTGGTTGCCTCATTGGGGTTGTTGTGAATCCACACATGGCAATCGTTGCAAACCGCCAAGCAGTTAGTTGGGTCTAGCGGGTCGCCACCGACAGAGCGCATTATTCGTTCGTGTTTAGTAGTGGCTACCTTTATCACAAGCCCACGCGCTCGGCACGCTTCGCATTGGCCATCGCTCCTAGCCAAAACAAACTCCTTTACTGCTTTCTCTAATCTTAGTTGTTTTGCTTTTGCGCTTGACTGTCTTTTTATCGGAGAGCGCTTCATCGCCAATCCTTCCAGTTCTGACCAATAATGAATCCGAGGCCAACAGAAATAACAACTACGAGTATTTGAGCCAACAAGCCTAGAGCAATCACTAAAACTCTCCCGCAATCATTGGAACCCACGGAAAGTCTCCGCCGCGTTTCAAGCCAGTAGGCCAATCTCGTTCGTCACGCGGGCCGCGAGCGTGGTTCAGCCACCAATGCTCATTGCTGCCCGTATCTACCGGCGACAGCGTAAGGATAAACTCCGGCCATCGAATCCACAGCCTAGAACCGCTAGGTCTTATCTTTCCGAACTTAGTAAACGAGTCGTGAGGCGCATGGGTTTCCATAAACAAAGCACAGTTGTACCGCACTCGTATCCGGTCAAGCGCTATCTGCACTTGGCGAACATCGCTGCTCTTCTCATCTTCTGCTTCATGCAACTTGTAAAGCGGTCCGATGCAGAGCAGGTCAGGTCTGTTGGCTGCGACCCGCTCAGTTAGCCACAGAGCGTCTCCACGCTTTGTTATGTCTAGTCCTTCAGGCTTCATGATTACCCGACAGCGCTCTGCATCGTAACTTAAACCGTTGTTGCTACAAAATCTTTTTGTTGAGTCTCTAATGGCAGCCATTTTTCGTGCTGCTAATCTTGGCGGATTTTCTAAGTCAATAATCATTACTCGTTTGGGTGCTATCGTTGTTTGCCAAAATGGGTGTATCCCTTGAGAAACCATGATTCCAAACTGCCGCAATAAAATAGACTTTCCAGCGCCCTCTTCGGCCACTAACAAAAGTCTGTCAAGATGCTCCAGCAGCCCTAACTCTTTTCCAGCAGTCGGTCCGATTAGCCATTGGTACTCATGGTCGTTGTCGACAAACTCATCTAAGTTTTGGTCGGGCGCACCGTCGGCTGGTAAGTCGCTTCGCTCAACGGTTGTTCGTGCTAAGCCTAAAACATCAGCGAGTGCAACTTGCGGGTCTTGCGCTGCTGTTGATACTTCGTTAGCAACTATGATAAGCCTGCGCCGTGCTGCTGCTTCTACTATTAAGTGTGCGTGTGCCATTGCGTGCGTCGTAATACCAGCCTCCGCCTGAAGCGCCAGTATTTCCGAGCGGTTACTATCAGTACCCATGCTAGAAAGCACCGAAACTAAAGTCACGGGGTCTATGGGCTGGCCATGCTCTCGCTGGCTTACGATAGCCGAATACAAAGCAGCGTGAAATGGCTTGTAGAAATCCTCTGCTCGCAGCAGCACCATCACCGAGTCGCATTGGTAGGGCGCAAGCAACAAAGTGCCTAGCAGCATGCGCTCGGCCTCTAAGTTGTGTGGGGTCACCATCATTGGCTTTTTCTCCTTTGCTCGTTTGGTAAGGACCTTAATGTGTCTATTATGTTTTGCGGCTTTACTAAGTAGCCGCGACTAAAGTTTGGCTCTAGTTTGCACTCCACTTCTCTCCCGTGCCTGATAACGGTTTGTTTTAGCGCTCCGGTCGGAACGAGCAAGGCACCGTCCTCAAGCACGAGCGCCCAGTAAGCAGCCCTTGTTACCGATAGCCCCGATGGATACCACTCGCTTTTTGACTTAGACCAGCCTTGCGTTTCTATGTAAACATTTCCGGTGTCTTTCCAGCGCAAATCTCGTTTGACTTCAACCGTTAGTCCTCCGGTTAAAAGTTCCCTAACGAGTTGTTCGCCTTCTTGACCAATCGCTAAATCTAAATCAAAGTCGCTTAGCCTGCTCACGCGTTTTTTGCGCTATTCCAAGCGCTGCCACGCCAAGACACATGAAGCACAATCTTGCTAGTTTCGTCGTGCGCCACGGCCAGCCTGCCACCAAGGGCAACCTTTGCTCCAGCGAACACTTGGCTTTCGTAGACCCAATCTGGCTGTTCGCAGGTAGTTACTATCTCTCGTTCCCCTGCCCCCATCCTTTCTGCCGCCTCCTTAGCGGAGGGAGTAAGCACCCAACCGGCAATCATCACCACCACGCCTTGTCGCCTTGTGGAACTAGTTGCTGGCGGTTTTGCTTGAGCGCTTTTTCTAGAGACCAAAACGCCAGCGTTTCGACCTGTGGTAACGCCTTTGCCAACTCGTCCGGCCTCCATCCAGCGTCTAGCGCCTTGCCTATTATTTTACGCGCGCCCACAAACCCTCCGGCTGGCATCGGCTTTGGGTCGCAGGAATCCCACCACTCTCGGCAAACAGAATCGGCCTCCGACGAAAAACTATTTTTCTCGGCAGTAGCCACTTTGACTTTTGCCTTCTCCTGCGACTGGGGTGGCGGGGTGCCGCTAGGGGTATTACCCGCCATCACGAGGTCGTAGTCGTTGCTCGCATGCTCTCCCGACCTAGCCCTGCCTCCAGACTTGCGAACAACTACGAGTTCTCCAAGGCTCTCTGCTTTGCGAACAGAACGACGAACCGTGTCCTCGCTCAGCCCAGTCATGCGGGAAAGCCTCGCCACGCTCGGCCAAGCATTAGTTCCGTCCGGCCAAGAGTGGTCGGCTATCGCAAGAAGAACCAACTTGGCAGTTCCCGTAGTTTTAGAGTTGCTCCAAACCCAAGATGTTGCCTGAACGCTCACCTAGAGGGTTTGTTCTGCGAGAACCGCGTCCAATAAATCAAATCCGGCTTCCAACTCTTTTTCTGTTTTGATTTTCTTTAGCGGGGCTAGGCCGGACTTAACCCAATCGTCTTTTAGTTTTAGGTACTCTTCCGGGGCAGACTGCTTGAGTCGCTCTATTTGAGATGTTAGTTCCCTTCTTCCCTCGTACATAAACTTCTCCTCCATCGGCTCTCCCGCTCGGCTTATCATTGGCTGAGTTCCTGCCTCTAGTTGCTCGTGAGTGCCTTGCGCTGTTTCCGTCGGCACGGAAATCTCCAACTCGTCGGGGGTGTAACTGACCCCAGCAACCGAGTCGGGGAAAACCTGACGACATAACATCGAGACGGCGCGTGCCCACAGCATTGACTTCGGGTATTTTTTCCAAGTCGTTCTTTGGTCAAGACCGGCTAGTTTTGCGTCGTCCATAGTAAACACGACGCGAGTTATTTCGGGCGAACCCTTGCGCCTTCCATAGCAAACCGCAAACTCTGTACTGTTTTCTGTGTCACCCCATAGTTCATGCCCGTCACGAAGGACTAGTGCCACCATCATTTCAGCAGCCATAGAAAGTTTTCCGTCTACGATGTGGAGTTTGCTAAGTGCCTGCGTCGCAGGTATCCCTAGGTCGTGCGCTGCTAAAAGAACCAACAAAATGTCGTCAGGCTTATTTCTTAGTGCAGGGATAATGAGAGCCGACGACGCTATCCGCTCGCTAATCCTTTCCATTTGCGCCCATCTATCGGCACTTGGCAAAGCCTCGGCTGGCTTGTCAAGGTTTATTTCGTCAGGCTTTGTCAAATCAACCTCGGTCGAAATGACTGGGTGTTCAACCTCTACATCCACTACTACTTCGGGTTCTTCAATAAGTGCCACGATTGCCTCCAACTCGGTTTTTGTTGCGCTCGCGGGTGATGTGACACCAGCGTCTTGCAGGGTCGCTCTTAACTCTTTTATCGTACTCATCGTTTTCGCTGCGGAAATGGTTCGTCGAAACTTCTTTCGTATTGCCAGTCGCGTAGGTACTGTGAATCCTCGCGCCGTTCGTCAGCGTCGTAGGCGGGGATGTAAGGCTTCTTATCTTCAGGGAAGCCGTTAGGATAGCGTTGTTGATTCATTTTGTAAATCAAATCAACGATTTGTTGGCTCAACGCAATCGCTTCAGCCTCATCGGCTTCCGTTCTGTTGGGTCTTTTGAGAACTGCCCACTTCAAGTTGTGAAGTTTTTGGCAGCGCGTTTTGAGTTCGGCGTAAGTTTCCATCAGTTACCCGTATCACTAGGGAAGCACATACCTGCTTCAATAAAGTCGCGTGCTGTGCGACCATACGGGCTTGGTAGTTTCCAAGCGTCACCTGAGTCAATCAGGCTTTGGAAGAAGTCTATTTCTTCCTGTTCTGTCATTTCGTTGTTTTCGTAAACAGTAGTGCCTTCTACTTCAATCATCGTTCTCATCCTTCCAATCGTTTACTTGGTCTTCGATTTCAGAGAAGTAATAAGTCGCCACCTGTGTCGCACACCAGCCCAACAACTGGTCGGCAATACTGTCTAAGTCGGTGGCTGCTCTTCCATACTCGGCAGCGCAATCCTCGTCGTGCGACCACGCCGAAAGTTCCGCAAACAACCTCCACTTTTCGTGCGAGTAAACAGGAACAGACCCATCCGTTGCCTCGTGAATAACATCGGAGTCAAAACCTTCGGGGTCGGCCTTAAACTGATAAACGAGGTCGCTCCAAATGCTGTCTGCCCAGTCCTTCGTTAGCGTGCTGCTAACCAAGTCGGCAGCGTTTAGAGCGCGCCACGGTTCTGGTGCTTCTAACTCTATTTCAGAAAGGCTCATTGTCGTCCTCCTCTGCGATTGTTGGCTCATCCAAAGTATCGCCCGACTCCGTCCACCCCTCGAAAAAAGTCCAGAAGGTGATGTGTTTGCCAGCGTCGCCGATGCCTTGCTCTCCCACTTTGCTGACCAAAGTCACCTGCTTGAGCGTTCCGTCCTTCTTGTGTATTGTAACTTCAGCGCCGGTGCGGGGGCTTTCTCCTTGCCCGCTTTCAACTCCGGCAGTCCATTCGTCTACTCCGTCTAACTGATACTTCCTGAACGACGCTTGTAAATGTTTCATCTATCTCCCTTCGCGCAGTATTTCTGCGTGCCACCTGCCGTCGCGAACGGCTGCTGCCCGAGGCAGGGTGGCGCTGGTGCCTTAGAACTTAGTTTCGTTTATGTCCGCCTCGGACAAGTTTGCTTTGTGCAGGCTCGCTCCGGTCAGGTTTGCGTATCCCAGACTTGCTTTGGTCAGGTTTGCGCCGGTCAGGTTTGCGCCGGTCAGGTTTGCGCCGGTCAGGTTTGCGCCGTACAGCCTCGCGCCGGTCAAGTTTGCTCCGGTCAAGTTTGCTCCAGTCAAGTCTGCGTGGAACAGGTCTGCGCCAGTCAAGTCTGCGCTAGTCAAGTCTGCGCTAATCAGTTTTGCGCCAATCAAGTCTGCTCCAGTCAAGTCTGCGCTAGTTAGGTCTGCGCCAAACATTTTTGCACAGTCCAACTTTGCTTCAGCCAGATTTGCTCCACGCAACTTTGCGTCAGTCAGTATTGCGTTAGACATGTACGCTCCCTCTAGGTTCGCAAACTCCAAGTCTGCCTCAGTCATGTCTGCTGCAGTAAACTTTGAGCGCAACAAGCACGAGTAGGACAGGTTTGCTTTGTAAAGTTTTGCGTATCGCAGGTCTGCAACATACAGGTCTGCTTTGTGAAGGTTTGCGTATCGCAGGTCTGCGCCGTGCAAGTCTGCGCTGAACAGGTCTGCCTTGTGCAGGTTTACGAAGGGCAGGTTTGCGCCTCGCATGTTTGCGCCCCGCAGGTCTGCTCCGGGTTCAATTACTACTCCGTTTACATTTTCCATTTTGTTGCTCCTTTATTTAGGTTGTGATTACTTTTGTAATCGTGCCACTTCCGGTCACGAACCGGCACCGCCCGAAGCGGAGTGGCGTTGTTGCCTAAGCGCGTTGTTTGATTGCTTCTTCCACTTCGGCTGCGTTAGCCTCGCGCAAGTCGATTGCTTCGTCAATCGCAGCGTCAAGCGCACTTCGGAACGCTATCGCGTCCTGAATGGAAACTGAGCCTAGCGCTGGCCAGTTGATTTTTGTTTTGCGTGGAGTACCGGACTTGACCGTGCCGTCGTTGTTGTAAGGACTGTCGTTGTAGTCCAAACTCATGCTATGAATAGGTGTTTCGATTACTATCTCAAACTTGCGACGGTCGGTGAAGTACGCCGTGTCAGGCATTTGTGACTTGACATAAGTAAACTCTCCGCTTGGGCGCTTTTCTACTTTTATTTCGCTTACTTTTTTCATGGTATTGCTCCTTTGGTTTGGGTTATTTGCTTACAAGTAATACCTTAGCCCGCTAAGGCGGGCAGCGCCAGTTCAGCCTCTCGTTTTAAGCCTTTGTTTGAGCCAGTTTTAGGATTATTTTCTAAAGGCCTCATTTTTGAGGCGACTTTGGAGCGACTTTGGGCTGGTGGCTAGGCCAGCAGGAAATCCACCAAGTCGGGGTTTCTGCGTAGCGTGTCAAGGAGCCAAGGCGCAATGCGGCGACACCATTGCTCGTCGGCCTCTGCGCCGTACTGTTCTTGTAGTCCGGCTAAATCTGAAAGAGCGTGCAGTAGTTCGTGAACTAAAGTTTCTCGAACGACCCCAGAGGCGCGTTCGTTTATTTTTATGATTAGTTCACTATGGTCAGTCTCTCCGTGGTCGCCTCCGAGTTGCCGTCGGGTGACGGTATCGCCATGAGCGACTGTGTAAGTGTACGGACCCACTTCTATTTCTTTTGGTGTGGTTTGCTTTTTGTCTACCACCCCTCCTCTTTTCTGTCTGCGACAAAAACAGGTCCGCTAAAAGTAACACCGTGTTCAGGTGTTGTAATCCACAAGGCTTGTTGCGGCACTTCGGGACCAAAGTTGCAGACACTAGCGAACTCGTCGTAGCCCTTACTGCTCCCGTTTACGATGAGACCTTGCGCCGGTGCCATGATGAGTTGATGAAAGTGACCAATCACTAAACAGTCAAACTGCTCGCGTTGTTTTTTTCGAGCGAGCATCCTCATGACTGGAGGCCAAATCCCTCCGATGCCTCCTCCGCCTGATACTTGGTCGCCGTGAGATAAAAGAAAAGTTGTGTTGTAAATCTTCGTGCTTACATCGGTTCCGTCGGTAATGTCAAAAGAAACTCGCG